GGTAGAGATGTCGATCTTGTGTAATATCAATATCGTATCAAAACTATCAGTAAGAACAAGAGAAGAGTATCGTTTGAAAATCCTTAACTTCTATCCAAATGGTATCGTTAGATATCAAAGGAAAAGAAAATATTCTATCCTAATGAAATCGTTAGATATCATTAATGGAAAGAAGAATTGGATCTTCATAAAGGTACTCTAATTTTGGTCTTTCAAAACTCTCTAATTGAGTGTCGATAATCTGTTGCCAACCAATTGTCGCGAATTCTGGAGGAGAATCGTTCCAACAGGCAAGGTACTCAAGAGTACTTTGCCTTTCAGAATAAATCTCCTTTGTGAAATCGTGACAATGAGGTAACAAAAGCTTATCAAACTTATTAGGCTTTAATTCCTTGTTATAAGATGAAGTGAATAACTCTTTATTGAAATTCTTAGATTTATAGCCCGTGACTACCTTTAGAAGGTAATCAGGCTTTACGTCTAATTCAATAATTGGAGTTAGGAACTCAACTGCCTTAGTTGAGGCAGATTGGGTTCCCTTTACAGCATCTAAAAACTCATTCTGAAATTCGGAGAAAGTGAATGTCTCATTACCGTCTAGAAACCTCTTGAAGAACATTTGATCAATAGCAGTTTGTAACTCGCTACGGATCGAAACGTCCTTAAAAGGAATCTGATGACAGTGTAAGAAATTCAATGGTGGAAGATCCTCAAGATTCTGAGAGAGAAATAAATCTCTCAAATGATGATTCTTGCGGATTCTTCCCCTAACTTTTTCCAAATGAATGATTCCAACAAAGTCTTCATGATACTCTTTAGAATCTACTGGCTCGTTGAAACAACGGTCCATAGACTCAAGAGTGTCATTAGAAAACTTTGAACTGGAAAGATAAGGAATTGAGAGGCAACCCTTTTCAGGAGAAATTTTGTTGAAAAGGTCATTTAGATAAACTAAGATTTCTGTTTTCTTAGTCTTTTCCGAAAGACCTTCTCGATTTCCCCAAGAAAAGGATAGCCCACCATGAGATACAGGAACAGAGATGGAACGGACGGTTCTAGACAACTTCGATCGATTTAACGATTTAAAGAGGTCATGAACTTCATCCGGACTATCTGATTCCATCATTATCTCAAGGTCCCTAAGGCACTCACCTAAGACTTGCGTTCTACGATCAAGAACCTTCTGTTTACCGGAGCATAGAACCGTGTCTTTCCAAATCAATTGGGAATTCACAGTTCCATAATCCTTATGAATGTAATTTTTCCCGGCAGAAAGCTGAAGTCCAAATTCTTGAACTTTAGATTTCCAAACAGGATAATTACTCGCATTACAACGCATTAAGATATCATCACCATTAATTAGATATTGATGGGGATTTAATCCTATATGCTTTGCAGT